CGTCTATTCGTTCTAAGTAAGCTTCCTGGTGGAACTTCATACACAGGTATTGACCTTAACGGTGCTGCTAACCGCAACGCTAGAGGCGACCTAATTGTTGAGAACCTCTACAAAGCTTGCCAAGCACTTGACGAGAAGGATGCACCTAAGGATGGACGCATAGTTGTCCTATCTCCAGGCGCTTACTACGACGTCATCAATTCTGACCGTGCAATCAACACTGACTGGAACTCCGGCGGTGGTGAGAACGGATCATTCAAGAGCAATAGAGTTCTTAGTGTTGCTGGCTTTACAGTCAAGACTTCTAACAACCTTGGTTCTGCTTCTTACGGAAACAGCTACTCAGGTACAGCAGCTCAATCAGCTACTACTAGAGGAGAACGTCCTAACTACATCAATGGTAACGACGGTTCTGACGGTACTGCAGCAGCAGGTACTAACGACTATTGGCAAGATGAGCAGGGTAACACCTCAACTCTTACCAACTTGTTCGGACTTTGCTTCACCAAAGAAGCAGTCGGTACAGTTGCTCTTAAGGATCTGAATATGCAGATGACTGGTTCTGAGTACAAAGCAATGACTCAGAGCACCATGATGGTCGCAAGCTACGCAGTTGGACACGGTATCCTCCGTCCCGATTGTGCAGTATCGCTACTCCATGATGGCAACCCTTGGTAAATACCAAGTAAAAACACATACAATAGGGGGAGGCGTAAGTTTCCCCTTTTTGTTTATATAATGGCAACCACAAAATTAAAAGCAGTTAACACTCTTTTATCGATTATTGGAGAAGCACCTGTTAACTCGTTAACTCCTCCGTTAACTGGTGATACAAGTCTTGCAGAAGCAGTAATAGATGAAATAAGTACTGAAGTTCAAGGCGCAGGCTGGTCATGGAATACCCGTATTTATAAGAGCATCCCTTTAGATGCAAACGGATATTCTACTCTTGCTAGTAGTACTCTTGCTGTACGTTTCAATCCAATCTCTTATCCTTCTCAGCGTTTTATATTAAGAGGTACTAAATTATATGACCGTGTAGATGCTACTTATGATCTAAGAGGAAGCTTAGGTGTAGCTCTAACAGGTAGTACATCAGATCTTATAGCTGAAGTTGTAGAAGAATTAGATTGGGATGACATACCTGAAACAGGTAAAAGGTATATAATGATCCGCGCTGGTAGGATATTTTCAAATAGAGCTGTAACTTCTAACAGCATTGAAGCTTATACATCAGAGGATGAAGAGAACGCTCTTAGAATATTGAGGCGTACAGAAGATATGGCACAAAACTATAATTACATCAGTGGTCCTGATGATATGTATGGTGGACGTGTATTAACAACCTTTGGTCCTGATATTCTAGATCGCTAATGGCAAGAGAACTTTATAGTCAAATCATTGGTCCTCTTAATAAAGGGATTAACCAACAAGCTAATAGTTTTGTACTTCCAGGTTTTGCTAAAAACTTAGAGAATGCTAACTGTGATCTTGTAGAAGGTTTAAAGAAAAGACTAGGTACTGTACCTCTTAAACTTCTTTCAGGTGCTTTAGGTTTAACTACTTATGATGGTCACGGTACTCCTGGTAATAATTTAACTGGAACTATTAAATGGGATGAAGCTTGGTATTTTGTTTATAACAGAAGTACTGAAGAACGTTTTGTAATAGTTGTTTGTGACGATAGCAGTACTGTAACTAAAACAGTTACTACTGTTAATAACAGCCCTGTAGTTACAATAACCTCAGGAGGTGTTACTGACCTGTTTGTAGGAGCACCTGTTAGTGGTACAAATATTCCTACTGGATCTGTAATATCTGAGATAGGTACTAATAAAATAACCCTTGATAAAGATGCTACAGCCTCAGGTTCAAGTATAACTTTAACTGCTAATTCAAGTAAGACTTTTGTAACTGGTATATCAAACGTAGAACCTATTAGTGGAATACTTCCAACCGTTGTTCCTATTCAACAGATTTTTGCAAATATAACTACAACTAATCTTGAATATTTTAGAGGATCTGGAAGAGCTAGAGATAGATTCAGAGCTACGTCCTTCCAAGACTATGTGTTCATCACAAATATTCAAAAAGAAGTTAGCTATGACAGCTCTGAAACTTTAACTAGATACAACATAGGTTATATAAGCACCTCTTATGTACCGATAAAAGCTCAAGTTAATGTCAAGCTTGTTGACTACGCCACAGTTTATAACATAGATATTGAATTAGATGATGGAACTACTATTGATGGCACTGTTACAACACCAACCCTTGCGTCAGGAACAGCAGTTAGTACACAGACTATTGCTACAGATTTAAGAACGAACTTACTTGCTGATGCTAATGCAAGTGAAATAACTGTTACCCTTAAAGATTCTCAACTTCTTATAAATCTTACTGATACTGCTAGATCTATTAAAAGTTTTGTAGCTTCTGATGCTAGAGGTAATACTTTAATGGATGGTTTCTCTAATCAAGTAACTAGCATCCTTGAGCTACCATCTACAGGTTGGGAAGGTTATACCGTTATAGTTGCTCCTGATGGTTCATCAGATCTTAGTTCTTATTATTTAAAATTTAACGCAGAAAACGTAACTGCTGCTGGTACTTATGGTAGAGGTTCTTGGGAAGAGGTAGGAGGTTGGGGTACTGCTGGGAAGATAGATGACAACACAATGCCTCACGCTTTTGTTTACTACAGAAACGATGACGGTGTAACTAGATTCACAGTACAACCTTTTAGTGGTACTACTTATACAGACGGATCAACCTCTATCGATATAGCAGGCTGGACTGAAAGGTTAGCTGGTGATGCAGATGAGTTGGAAGGACCGACCTTCGTTACTAAAAAGATAACGGATATTGTGTTCTTTAAAAACCGCTTAGGGTTTATCAGCGGAGAGAACATAATAATGAGTGAGGCTGGAGCCTATTACAATTTCTGGATTCAGTCCGCTTTACAAGTAACAGATACAGATCCTATAGATTTAACAGCAGTTAGTAACGACGTAGCAGTACTGAACTATGCTTTACAGCAGCAAGACGAACTTGTACTTTTCTCAAATGAGAACCAGTTCAGACTGTATTCAGGTGACAACGTAACGTTCTCTCCAGAAACAGCTTCTGTAGGTCGTATAAGTTCCATTAGTATGGAATCTAATGTTAAGCCTCAACAAGTTGGACCCCAAGTTATATTCCCTGTTAAGGAGGGTGACTACACAGGGTTACATACTTTCATTACTACTGACCGTACTGTTGGTATTAACCTCGGACAAACTGCTGTTATTACTGAAACGGTTCCTAAGCTGATACCTAAGAACGTTGATTCTTTAGCTGTTAGCAGAACAGATCAATATTTAGTAGCTCTAAGTAAAGATGATCCAGACGCTTTATATATCTACCAATTCTTTTGGGAAGCATCTGGAGGGTCTTTAAGTAACAAACAAAACGCTTGGTCTAAATGGACATTCCCTAACAAGAGCCTACATTGGTGTGACTTTATTGAAGGTACGTTGCTTACAGTAAACAAGTACACAGAGAACGGAACTGTTAAGTATTACCTAGAAGGTCTTAATGCTTCTAGACCGCCTCAAGATGAAAAGGATCTGTTTCTATTAGATAGGCAGCTATCTAGTACTATTACTACAGATTTAGGTGCAGTCACCTTCTCTTATAGCGGTTTAACAAATAAAACTACAGTTAGTCTCCCTTATTACACGGTAAACCCTAGTCAGTTTGTCATTCTCAAAAAGGATACAACAGATTCTACAGAGCCTGCGAAACGTTGGATCGTGGGTGCAACTGTTCCTGCTGGGGTTAACTCTTTTGTTTGCGATAGCTTGGGAGATTTTAGTGGAGCGAACGTTTCTTGGGTCTTTGGTGAAAAGTATACGTTCAAGTTTCAGCCACCTCAGCTCATGCCCTATTCAAGAACTGCGACTGACAATACTTTTATCGGTAATCGTACTGGCCGCCTCCAGCTACGATATGTGGATGTTTACTACAATGATGCAAGGTACTTCCAAGTAGATGTTACCCCTGATTATCGAGATAAGGTTACTTATGAATTTGACCGAAGAGCACCTTTAAACGCTGGTATTGTTGTCAGTACAATATCTGATTTTGAAGAAGCTAAATTTAGAGCTTATATCCAAAGTAAGAACGACCAAGTTACGATAGAAGTAGTAAACGACAGCATTGATCAAGCTAAGTTCGTCGCTTTAGAATGGACTGGCTTGTACTTTGACATAGCGAGGAAGTATCAGTAAATGGCACGAGAATTAGATCTTGCAGGTGTAGCTGCTTACAGCACTCCAACATATGCTCCAGCAAGTACTTTGCCAACAATGGCAGATTTCAGTGGAGGTGCTACATCTGCAGCAGGAGCAGCAGTTAAGCCTGATTTCTGGCAACATTTTGGTAGTTCTACTCAGTTAGCTCAAGTAGGTATAAGTGCTATTGGTCAGTACTTCAAAGGGAAAGTAGCTGGTTATCAAGCTCAAGCTGAGCAAGCGGCAAAACAGACTCAGTACTGGACTCAGCTAGCTCATACAAATAGAGCTAATTATAGAGCTTACGATAATCAATTAAGGTCTTATTACAGAGCTGCTACTTATACAGAGGAGATGAAACAATATGAATCAAAGAGAGAAGCTCAACAAGCTACATATAAAGGTGACGTAACAACACTAGCTACAGAGAATTTTGCTAAGAAGATAGCTGATTTAGATGGTCAGTTTTATGAACAAGAAGCGGCTGATGATTTAGAACTAGATGAAATCAGATTAAAAAATGTGGCAAGCTCAGCTAAAAAAGCTGCTGGTGGACAAGTTGGTAGAACAATTACTGCAATGAGAGAGCAGTATAATCAACAGTACATAGCTAACCTCAGTAATCGTCAAATCACTCGTGAATGGCGTATGGCAGATAAGGTTAGAGCTGCTCAAAGTTTGGAGGTTGCTCGTCAAAATACTATTAATCAGGTTCAGTTCTATACACCTCAACCTGTGGCAGATCCTGTTAAGCCTTTGGCTCCAATTAAGATTGAAGGTTATGCCCCACCTGACGCACCGAAACGTAGTACTAGCCTATTTGCTTTAGATGTAGCAGGTCAGGTTGCTAACGCTGCTCTTGATTACAAAGCCTCTCTTACTCCTCAAGCGTCTACTACTGACAAATGACAAACAGTTATAAAGTAAAACCACAACGACAGGTACGTGATCAAGTAGCGCTACCTGCTGCTCCTAAAGAGCTACCTAGACCTGCTGCACCTTTAGAAATACCTCAACAGGTAGGTGGACAGCTTATAGATAGAAGAGAGTATTTACCAGATCCTAAAATTAACCAAGCTTTAACAGCTTTATCTACTTGGAGTGGAGTAAGTACAAAGTTAAATAAACAGTTAGGAGAAGAGAGACTTAAAAAAGCTCAGCAAGATGCAGAGAAACTGATCCAACAGGAGACGTATGCTTTACAACAATCTCTACAAAATGCAAGTGAAGTAGAGCAGCTTAGAGCTAAGAAAGAATTTGCTGCAGCTAGGTATGCACAGCTTAAGAATCCTTATATAAATTTCTTCTACTACGGTCAAAAAGCTACTGATGCTAGTAAAATTATTAGTACAAAATTAAATAAGTGGGGTAAAGATAACGCAGATAGATTAGCAAGAATAGAAGATCCTTCTCAAAGAGCTGCTCTTATTCAAGCTGAGAGTGATGAGTTAAAAAAGCCTTATTCTAACCTCCCTCAAAACTGGGTAGAAGCACGAATAGATCCTACTATTGCTCAGTCACAGTCAGAGATTAAAGGTCTTATAGCTACAGCAGAGTTAGACGTAGCACAAGAAAAGATTAATAGAACTGTACGTGAAGCTGTTCAAGGGCCTTTAGTGCTTGGTAATGAGTTTTTCACTGTAGATAGTGTTGGTCCTACAGGTACTAGATATCATGAAGGATCTTTCAAACTTGCTTATAAAGCTGGTTTTGATCAGTGGGTTAAATTAGGACAGCCTGGTGGTATCCGTGAGTATAACAAGTGGTTCTTTGAGAACTTTGGTTCTATCTTTGCTGATAATAATGAAAATAACTACAATGATCTAGCTGAAGTTGGTATAGATACGGTTCTAAATGGTTTAAAAGGTATTGATGTTGGAGATGGTATCCAACTACTTGATACAAAATTTGATGATGGTAAAGGTAATAAGTTAACAATGAGAGAAAGGATAACTAATGAACTCTTAGAACAACAACAAACAAAGAACAAAATAGATATAGCACAACAGAAAAATATTGCAGCTAGAAAATCTAAATGGAGACAGGACACAACTAGCCGTATTAACAACAAAATAGCTGAAGCTATAAGTGATGACGGTGTTGTTGATTGGAAAGAAATTGAGGATATAAGAAAAACAGAAAGAGAAGCATTAATAGCTTTAGCTGCTAAAGGTGATGGATGGCTTCCTTACTCTCTTAACGCTGCTCTTAAAGAACTTGATAAACTCCTACCAGTTAGAGCTGATAAAATCTCTAACGAATTAAAAGGTCAGTATCAGATTGAGTTAGACCAGCTTATAGCTGCTGGTGGTCCTTTACCTGAAGCGTTCTTAGATAAAATTAGAAATACTGAGTTTTACTACACTGCTGTTAAACAGTGGTCTAAACAGCAGAATGCTAAAGGTACATCAGGAGAAGGTGGTTCTGTAAATGCTGTTGTCAGTGCTGCTGATAAGTTACTTAAAGATAGCTTCAAACAGAGTAAAGAGATTACAGGAGCAACTAGCGCTGTTGGAAGAGATATGAAATTAGATCTTGCAGGTCAGGCTTATAACAAAGTAAGTCCAAGTTTTAAAGCTGAAGCTGCAGATTTAGCAAGAACTTTATATCAAGAGTACAAAGCAACACCAGGTCGTGAAAACTCATCTGAAAAAGACCTACAAGATCTAGTAATAAATGACCCTAGAATGCAGGCTCTTCTTGATAGACCTGAATATAGTCAAATAGGTTATCACTTTGATACTTCTAAAAAGGTTGGAGAGAATGGATGGGGTGAACCTTTAGATGCTGGTAGAACACCTTCTCCTATTAAAAGTAAAGTTATTAGTACCGATAGTAAGGGTCGTCAGCAGTTTGATTTAACAACTGATGAAACTGATAACGGTCAAGCTTGGAGAATCCGTAACAGAGGTTCTTTCCAAGATAACCCTGGTGATGGTTTGAAATATGCAGCGAATACTTTCTTATTTAATAATGATCAATTTAAAGAGATAAATACTATTCCAGCTTTAAAAGACCCTAAACTGTTATCACCTAACTTAAGCACGTTAATTCAAAACCGTGCTTCTGCTTTGAACATAACTGTTCCTGAACTCTTAGAAAGACAGATTACGTTATTCAATAGTGGAGATGTTGCTGATTTAGATAAAAGGTTGCCTACGTGGAGAGAAAATCTTAAACTTCTTGAACGCCTTAGACCTCCTCAAGCTTCTACAGGTGTTGAACCTGGAGATGAAGCTCTCTATATCTTTAGTGATAACAACAGACTTAACAACGGAGATAGGGGTATTGTTTGGGAAGGTAGAAAGGTTAATCAAGCTCAATCAAGAGTTAGTATTCCTAACGCTGTACCAGGAAAAGTAATCTACGCTGCTAATGATCCTAATTACGGCAACACTGTTGTTATCGAAGCTCAACAAGACTACCCTCTTTACCACATTAAAAAGGGTGATCAGATTGTTGTTAGTCACCTTTCTAAACTAGCAGTCAACGTAGGAGACTCAGTAGGAGCAGGACAATCTATTGGTATGAGTGGAGATCGTAGTGATCCAAACTCTACAGAAGGTCAGTCCACTACAGGCTATGAAGTAAAACCTGGACAAGTGGTTACAACTATTTCTAAGGGAGACTGGAGAGACCCAACTAATCAATATAACCAGCACAAACAAAAGTTCTTCTTTAGAAAGGCTTATACTAAGTTATATTCGGCTAAGTAGCTGAAGGAAGCTCTGTATTTATTGTTGTAAATGCCTTACGTTTATAATGCCGATGGTTCTGTTGATTGGGTAGATGAGGATCAAAAGGATTCATCAACAGGCGGTTCTACTGCGGTAGCAGAAAAAGACGAGGAACCTTCAGTAGGAGGAGGTGGGGAGAATAATGTAGAACAGAATATTGAGAAAGAAGATGAGCAAGACACTGCTGCAGGTGGTAATCAAGAGTTTGCAGATAAGTATTTAAAAGGTTTTACACCTACTCCTCCACCTAAAACTAAAAAGGTAGAAAGAAAACCTGGAGAAAGAGCTCATAGCAGTATATTAGGCCCAATGCCTGATATAGATAGACCTTCATGGGCAGAAGAGACTGCAAGAGAAAAAGAAGAAGTTAAGAAATTTTTAAAAGGCACTGCAAGTTCTGCGCATAAAGGTTTTCAACAAATACCTACAAAACTCCTAGGTGCTTTAGAGGTTGCTGGTGCTTACAACTTTAAATATGGTGATCCTTATTCCCGTGCAATGACAACACTGGTTAATCCAGAGTTAGCTGCAGAACGTGATAAAGCAATAGATCCTTATTTAGAAAATTTAACAAAGGAAGGTACAGATGAATTTGGTAGATTACCTGGATGGAAACCTAACTGGGTAGGTGGTGAATGGTTAAGTGAAGATGGGGCTAAATTTAAAGAAATGTTTGGCCATCACAACGCCTGGCAGGATTTTGGAGCAGATATACTAAGTTCTTTTGCTTTTGATGTTGGTGTAAATAAACTTATGGCTGGAGCTGGCTTAATAAGAAGCCTTAGCAATGTCAGTCATTTAAAGGGTGCATATCTGCACGGCTCTAAGGCTGTAAAAGCTTCTCGTTTAGCTTCCCTTAAATACAACATGGGGAAAGGTACATCTCAATATTTCACAAAAACTGCTTCAAAAGAATTTAAAAAGTCAGTAAAAGATTTAGGTAAGTTCACTCTTTACGAATTAGTTCCTGATGCTTTTGAAAGTGTCACGTTCTTTAGACCTGGAGCTGACCCCCTTTTAGATGAGAAACGTTTCTGGGTTCATAAGCTTCCTACACAAGAGATGCAGGAATATGCTTGGGCCGCTATAACTGCTGAAACTGACAGTGATTTTAATTGGGCTGAAGAACAGTTAAAAGAGATTGGCTTTGGTTTTGCAGGAATAATTCTACTTCGTACCACTTTAATGGCTGGTAATAGAAGTCTTAGATACTACAGAAAAGGGTTAAAACCTGAAGAAGCGATTGAAAAAGCTTCTAAAGAGGTTGTAGAAGAGCAAGGTCCACAGATGGATGAAGCTATTGATCAAGTTGTTAGAGCTAAAGCTGTAGATGAAGAAGCTGTTATTACTAGAAAAATTGAAAGAAATATAGATACAGCAGGTAGGCAGATATCTCAAGGTATAAGAGCAGGAGCTAGAAACTTTGCTGAAGTACAGAGTAGAACAGTACCAGAAATAGAACGTCTTACTAAAGAGTTTGATGAGCTACCAGATAGATTTGAAGATGTATCACTTTTAGAAGGTGAGATTGTAGATTTACAGAAGAGTTTAAACGTTAAAGATGATGCTGGTATAACTAAAAGGTTAGAAGAATTAGGACAGGACTACGATAAATTTGAAGCTTTAGAGAAGCCAGTCAAGCTTAATAACGTAATTGATGAGATTGCTGATTTAATCAGGCTAAAAGATTTTCAAGGTCAACTGAATGAAGCTAAACAAGCTGTAGAAATTAGAGGAGCTAAAGGTGCAGAAATTGAAAAAGTAACAGAACAGCTAAGTAACGCAGGAATAGGTTTTAGTAACTCTCTTAACGATGCAAGGATCTTAGTTAACTCTATAGAAGAGGCTTTAGCTACTAGGTCTCGTTTAATAGATCTACAAGAGAGTCAGCTAGTTAGAGATCCAAGGTATCCAGATATAACAGGTACTGGTAAGTATCGTGAGTTCCCTGGAGAATTAGGTAAAGCTTATAGAGAACTACAGCATATTCTTAATACTGCTGAAGCTGCTCAAGCCAGTGGAAATGTTGATGAGGATCTTATTAGACAACTTATTAAACAGGCAGATGAAGTTAACCAAAGAATCGTTGATAACGGTGGTTTGGCTCAGGTTGTTTCTGAAGAAGTAGCTACTGCAGGTAGGACTGCTGAAGAGCTTTTGGCTGAAGCTGAGGCTCCTAAAACTAAGGAACCACAACCTACAGAAGCATCTCCTACAACCCCTAAAGCTACAAAAATAGAAGCTCCTATAGATCAAGACCCTAGGACTGGTGATCTTGGTATTGATACTGATGCAATAGGAGCCCGTGAAGGTGTTAAGCCTGAGACTCCTGTTAGGCCCTTAGATGAGCTTGAGGAATTAGAGGCTGTTAATAGAGATCTTGACGGTACTGATGTTCCTAAGCCTGATGATCTTAAAAAAGCTATTGTTGAAAGAACTATAGAACTTGAAGAAGCTCAGAAATTAGATGACATAGACAGTGGTAATCGTTTTAGAAAAGCTAGCTCTTTAAATCGTCAAGGCTTAAGTACTGGTGCTAACGCAGCAAAACTGACTGATACCACAGAAGGTCAGGCACTCCTTAAAGTCACAATGGATGAGATTAATAAGGAGAATCCAGATCTTAATCCTGCTTTATGGTCTACTGCAATTAGACAGTTAGGAGAACTTCAAGGTGGTTCTGCAGATGTAATGGCTAGAAAGATCGCAGAAATAGTTAAAGAGTCTGGTGATTTAGGTAAAGAACTATACGCAGAGTTACCGAAAGTAGTTGTAACAATGTCAACTCTAGATCAGTCCCTTCAAAGGGTTCTGAGATCTCTTAGAGATGTACGTCAAGCAAACGCTGGTGTATCTGTAATGGGTAAAGGGATGGCAAGAAGGAGGTTCATAGAATCTTATAACAGCTTTAGAGCTCACTTAACAGCTATAAATCATTTATTCCAGGGTGTAGGTAATACTATGAGGGCCTTTGGTCCGGCTGGACAGGTTCGTATTTTAGATGAAATTGGAGCATCTATACCTGGAGCAACTAATATTCAAAAAGCTTTAGGCATTGATCCTAGTGTTAGCTGGACTGATCCTAAGAACGTAAGAGTTGCTATTAACAACGTTAAAGATGAATTAAAGAAACTAGGTGATAACGAAACTTATTCTGCTGCTTTAAAAGATGAAGTAAGAAAAGCAAGAGTAGAAGCTGATGAAGTAGTAGAAAGCTTTATGAGGGATTTTGATGAAGGAACTTTAACTAAAAATCAGATAGATGGTATGGAGCTGTTAATGGAGAACTTTGCTCTAGCAAAAGGAGATATGAGCAGGTTGAAGGATGTAGTCATGACTCAGAAAGACGTTATGGCAAACCTTCATACAGGTCACGTCTTAAGTAACTGGGCATTACCTATATCTATACCTACTCAAGGCTACTTAGGTATGAGTGCCAGATTAGCTGCTAACACAGGTCAATACTGGTTTAGTGGTAAGTGGCAGCAGCTTCTAGTAAGTAGAGGTCTAGGTGATGCTGATGAAATGGCTCGTTTATTTGCAGAAGCTAGACTTAGTGCTGCTTGGTTAAGACTTTCTCATCTGTACTGGGGTAAAGGTTTAGAAGCTGCTCATAACTCTTTCCTCTTTAACAGAGGTATTACTGATCCTCTTCAAGCAAGAAGAGCTGATTTAGGTATGACTAATACAGGAATGAGTCGTGAAGATCAGATCCTTAAGTCCTTAGCAGGAGGACATGATGATGGTACTTGGGTTAAATGGTTAAAGAGTAGAGCTGAAGGTAATCCAGATCTACTTAAAAAGATTGACGCTGCAGCAACATTAGGAAGAGTATTTAGAGATTACACAATACCTGGAGAAGGTTGGAGACATAGAGGTTTCTGGGCAAACGTAGGAGCTCCTGTTACTCAAGGTTTGCGGAATTATCCAGAAAAGTTCCCAGGATCTAAAACAATTAGAAATATAGGTGCAGAGAGTACCTTCCCTGGTGGAGAAAGGGTCAACATGACTCTTTGGAGTCAGTTTGCATCTGCAGGAGACGAAGCTGTAACTGCTATGTTCCTTAACGGAGCTGTCCACGCTGATGCTGTTTTAAGAGTTGAAGATTTAATCTCTGACGGAGTTATACCTTTAGCTAGGAAAAGCGAAGCAATAAGTCAAGAAATTAGCAAAAGAATGGCAGAGATGTATAAGCCTGTTAAAGCTGGTATGGATCAAGAGGTGATTGGTTTCTCCATACTTGATGAAAGAGCTTTGGAACTGGTACGAAAGGTTAATCAAACAGAGGAACTTACAGGGCCTTTAGCTTCTGTGAAGAACGCAGTAGAAACGCTTAGAAATGATAAGAATCCTGCTGTATCTTTCACTGCTAGATTCATCTTCCCAATTATTAATTCCCCTCTAGTAGCTGTTAAACAGGCAGCAGCCTTTGCTTACGGTGGTGAATTAGCAAGAATGCCTATAAGCGTGTTTAGAGAGGGTGGTGGTTATTTAACTAGAAAATTAGAGCCAGATAGCGTTTTAAGAAGGATGTTAGAAGCTAACCCTTATCTTAAAAAGAATATTGTTGATTTTGAAAGCTATTACTTTAGTAAAGATCCAAAAGTTAGAGATAAGGCTTGGAACTCCTTTGCTCTAGCTGCAGGTATTCAAGCTTTAGCTGCTTCTATTATCTGGAACCCTGACATAGAATTTACTAGTGGTTTAGATGATACTTACAAACCAGCAGCAGGTAGAGCTGAAAGATTCCAAGCACTTTGGGGTACTAAATCAATACCTTATAGATATATACCTCTACTTGGAGAAGCTCTAGCTTTCCAAACAACTATGAGAGATATTATTCAATTCAACCCTGATTACGACGCTTTAACATACTTCCAAGTATTTCAAGCAGCTTTATCTACTCAAATCATGGATATGCCTGGAGTTGCAGGTCTTTCTCGTGTATTTGAAACCATTAAAAGAAGCGCAGATGGAGACCCAGATGCAATACCAAAACTTGCTCAAGAAGCTTGGACAAGATTAGGAGATCCATACTACGGAGGTAGAAAGACTCTCTGGGAAACTATAGACAGTAGTAAACCTATTGACCCAAGTGAAAGGTTCAAAGGACCAAGAGCTTATAAAAAAGGAAGCTTACATAAAGGTCAAGAAAGAGGAAATATTGTAGCTAATACTGCTGAAAGTCTCTGGGATTGGGGTTGGTCTTTAACAGGTAAGAGTCATGAATATACCTTGGCTCCTATTACAGACTACATATGGGGAGCGTTTAAAGATGATCCAGACTTCAGATTATCAACCCGTAAAGCTGTTCCTTATGGTAAACCAGAGGAAGTAGTAAGAGCTGCTACAGGCCCTTGGTATAACCCACTTCATACTATATTTGGACGTTATGTTTGGGGGAATAATAACCTAACTGACCCAGTTAATAGCGCTATACTTAGATTAAATATTATGCCTGTAGATAATAACTTATATAGATCCTTTAACGGTAGAACTGTTGGTATAGCAATTAACGATAGAGAGTTAAATAACTTCAATCATTTCTTTAATACTGAGTATACATTTGAAGTTGAAGGTAAAACATATGTAGGAATCAATTCCTATTTACAATGGTTAGTTAAACAACAAGGTTTCACTAAAGAGACTAATCCTGACAGTCCGTATAAGATAGGAGGAGGATCAAACCCAATAGAAGCTGTACTTGCTCCAGGTGCATCTACAGATGCTGATTGGATTGCAGGACAAACAAGAGATAATAAAAGACGTATGATAATAAAGAGTCAAATTGACGAACAAAAAAACAGGGCAAAGGTTCAATTCCTCATGGGAAATATAGAAGGACAGAGGTTCAAAGCTTCTGATGAACTTAAACAACTAGTCCTTGAAGCGTACTCACCAACTCAAGGAGGTTCTAATTAATGGCATATGCAACCAGAACTTATGAACCAGGATCACCTGGTACAGCCACATTTGCTTTAACTACCTCTGGTGGTGACCCTATTGGTTATATCCAAGAGTCAGACATAAGTGTAAAAGTAAACGGAACTACTTATACCAACGCAGCTAGCGGTACCAACACATATCAAATATCAGGTACAAGTACTGTTGAACAGCCTAACGGCGGTAACGTAGTCCTAAACGCTGCTGTTCAAGGAACAGTAATACTAGCTAGAACAACAACAATACAAAGTGCCACGGTTACTTATACAGCAGGTTCTACCCTTACAGCCGATGACCTTAACAACGCAGATAACCAGATTAGGTTCGGTCTACAAGAGTTCTCTGATGACTACGCATCACTATTTACTGGTACAGGTGACTTAACAGGTCTTGGAGCTTTCCTTGGTGGTTCAGATACTTGGGTTAGTAACGACGCTAAAGCTGCTACTACAGGAGCTATTGACGGTCAAATAGACGTTAAAACAGCAGCAAAAGTAAAAGACGACATAATTGCTACAGCTCCAGTAGCCATAGCAGATGACAGTCCTAGTGCTGGAAAGATTACTATTTCTGTTGATGCTGAGTTAACAGAGCTAGCCACCATGAGCACTGGTACTTCTCAGGCTCTAGCAGATTTAACAGGAACAGAAGTACAAATATTAGATGGATGTACTCGTTCTACAGCTCAACTAAATTATGTAGATGCTACTTCTAGTATTCAAACCCAGTTAGATGCAAAACAACCACTAGATGCTGATTTAACTGCTATAGGGGGATTAGCTAAAACAGATGGAAATATTATTGTTGGAAATGGTTCTACTTGGGTAGCTGAAAATGGTGCTACCGCTAGAACTTCATTGGGTGCTCAAGCTACCGCTACTGACTTAACAACGTTATCAAGTATGCAGAGTGGAGCTGCTACTGAATTAGCTTCTCTTACATCAACAGAACTTGATATATTAGACGGTTGTACTAGAACTACAGCTCAACTCAACTATGTAGATGCAACTTCATCTATACAGACACAATTAGATGCTAAACAGCCATTAGACGCTGAATTAACGGAACTTGCCACAATGGGTTCCACTACAGCTTCTGCTTTAGCAGATTTAACTCAAGCTGAAGTGCAAATACTAGATGGCGCTACTGTTACTACTGCAGAACTTAATGTTCTAGATAACATACCAGGAACTTTAACGCCTACAGAATTAGGCTATGTAGATGGTGTTACCTCTTCAATTCAAACCCAGTTAGATGCTAAACAACCGCTTGATGCAGACTTAACCACTCTTGCTGGAATGCAAGGTGCTACTGCTTCAATCCTTGCAGGTGGTACAGCTCTTACCTCAACCTTAACTGAGCTTAACCAGATTGATGGTAAGACTATTGGAGAGACTACTCTTACCACTAACAGTAATACAGCTCTACCAACTTCTAAAGCGGTAGCAGATCACGTATCTGGAGCTGTTACAG